ATGAAATTAAAAAAATGTCTTCTGCCTGTGGCAATGTTAGCGTCATTTACTCTGGCAGGATGCCAGTCAAATGCTGATGATCATGCCGCCGATGTTTATCAAACCGATCAACTGAATACCAAACAAGAAACTAAAACCGTTAATATTATTTCCATTCTTCCCGCAAAAGTTGCCGTAGACAACGCCCAAAATAAACGGAACGCACAAGCCTTCGGCGCGCTTATTGGCGCTGTCGCTGGCGGTGTTATCGGCCACAACGTCGGGTCTGGCAGCAATTCCGGAACGACAGCAGGTGCAGTTGGCGGCGGAGCTGTTGGCGCAGCAGCGGGTTCTATGGTGAATGATAAAACCTTAGTGGAAGGTGTTTCTTTAACATATAAGGAAGGCACCAAAGTGTATACCTCCACCCAGGTGGGTAAAGAGTGCCAGTTTACGACAGGTTTAGCCGTTGTTATTACCACGACGTATAACGAAACGCGTATTCAGCCAAATACCAAATGTCCTGAAAAGAGCTAATAATCAGGAGGAGTCATGAAGAAAGTTTTTCTTTGCGCCATCTTAGCCTCCTTAAGCTATCCGGCTATCGCCTCATCATTGCAGGATCAACTCTCGGCTGTCGCAGAAGCGGAACAGCAAGGTAAAAATGAAGAGCAAAGGCAGCATGACGAATGGGTCGCGGAGCGCAACAGGGAAATCCAGCAAGAGAAGCAACGTCGCGCAAACGCCCAGGCCGCGGCTAATAAAAGAGCGGCAACGGCAGCAGCGAATAAGAAAGCTCGTCAGGATAAACTGGACGCCGAAGCCACTGCGGACAAAAAACGCGATCAAAGTTATGAAGATGAGCTACGTAGCTTAGAGATTCAGAAGCAAAAACTGGCGCTGGCGAAAGAAGAAGCCCGCGTTAAGCGCGAAAACGAATTTATCGATCAGGAACTGAAGCACAAAGCTGCGCAAACCGATGTGGTGCAATCTGAAGCTGACGCAAACAGAAATATGACTGAAGGCGGTCGCGATCTGATGAAAAGCGTGGGTAAAGCAGAAGAGAACAAATCGGACAGCTGGTTTAACTAAGCGATGTCAGTAACTTCAAGCCTATGATTCGTGAGTATAAAAAACCCTCTGTAGTAACAGAGGGTTTTGTTCATTCATAGTACAGGGTTCAAATCATTCCCACTCAATTATTTACGGACACCATAACTAATTGAGTGATAACATTTTTCCAAAGATGAATTTTTCTCGTACCGTTTTATATACCGTCACCGGAAATCAGTACCATGAAAAATGCCATGCTATCTGGTCAGTGTGTCGTACTGTTTTTCGCAGACTCTTCCGGCTTCGGCTGCCCGGTCAGCATACTCTGCCAGTTGTCTGTTTCTCTCGAGAGATTTGCTGAGCACGTCGGCAAGCAAAACTCCGGTGTCTGCGGCTGACGTCCCAGCGCCGACAATGGCGTTATACTGCCTGAGCTGCTCACGGATGGCAAAGAGTTGTTGCTGCAACCGGCCAGCGCGAGCGGCAGCATCAAGAGCATCATTGCGCGCCTGGTCGATCCTCTGCTGAGCTTCACGTTCATTGGCCACTTTCTCCTGTTCGTAGTACTGACGAACTTTGTCTTCTTCGGCTTTGCGGTCTTCTTCCGCCTGCGCATACCCGGCATCGTACTGGCGACTGCCGTGTATATTCCAGGAAACCACTCCGACGATGAACAGAGCAGCAAGCATCAACACAATAAGCATCTGTTTCCAATATGCTTTTACGAATGCCCAGATCATATAGCCAGCACCTTACTGGCAGTGACGTACCGCGCGCGCCGGTCGTCGATGCCGTTCCGGCCACCATTGATAATCAGAGTTACACGTGCAATATCGCCGGTATACTTCATGCATCCTTTGCTGGCAAAGAACCACGCCGCGCTACGAGCCGCGTATTCGTCCTGCGCCAGCAGTTCAGGACTCTCCAGCAGGTCAACCTTAAGACCGTTTCCACAGTCACGATAGTTATTCAAACCGGTAATCTGGATAAGTCCGCGACCACGGTAATTCCAGCCATCACCAGAGGCATTGTTACCCATGCGTTTGCTGTACACCAGATTTGCGATCGCGCGCTGGCGCTCGAGTGGCAATGGTGGCTCACCAGCACGGCGGCCCAGTGCGTTAGCCTGTCCCTGGGTGAGACGCCCAGCCCGAACGAAGTTAGCCAGTCCGGTGACGCTGTAGTTGAAATTTTCCTGCAACCGGTTGAAGCCACCAGACTCATGCCCGACCTGAGCAATAAACATTGCCTGATCTTCGGGTTTGCTGATACCAAACTCTTTCATCGCAGAAGTTATATGCGAGAACCAGCGTGCGGCCAGCGCCTCGCTAATACCAGCAGCTCGCTGGAATTGTTTAATCTCCATGTTTAGACCTCGATATTTTGAAAATATGAACAACGTTACCGCGTGTTTTAATAACCGCGGCAAGCATGACAGCGTTGATAATGACCTCAGATAAATCCACAGCCATTGGCGTGCGTAACCAGATTGCATAGACGACACGAACAGGAATACTTGCCGCAGCAACAATAAGGAAATAAGCAAGCCACCCTCCCCATCTTCGATGTTGAGAGCCGTTACGCCGGAATGTGACAACGCGAATTGCTATGCCAGTACAAATAACTGCATTGGTGATAAGCAAAAAAAACTCATGCGTTACCATCGTCTTTTCTCCCCGGAATTAACTCGCGTGGATTATCGGAACGGTGATAGAGCCAGATGCCAATACGCACGGCGACAATTGCTGACACGAATGCGCCTGCAGAGAAAACAATCCCTTTTTCAAAAGAGTCCTGCGTGATGGTAGGGATCAGGCTGGCTATGCCGATAAGAATTGATGCTGCTGGTTTGTAAAAGAGAAGGCCGCAAAGAAAGCTGAGCATCGACAGGAGCACCCGGCGACGGATGGGGTACTCTACTGCAGAGGTAACAAAAATTACCGCCCCAGCCAAAGCCCCTAAAGCAACCTCCGGAGGGACACCTGCAATAACCGCAGCAAGAGAACTAACACTAAGCCACTGATTTGAAGTTTCATTGGTTAGTTGGAATGACATAACGAAACCCGTTTATTTGCAAACACCCTGCTTCAGGAAAAGTATACCGCGCAACAACACACCATTTACGGTTCAATTCCCTGTTAATTGCAAAACTTGCTCTTCCAGCTTTTTAACCCTGCGTCTCATCATCGCAGATTCCAGAATCAGAGCCTCTTCATAACGGATACCGTAACATTCACCAGCCTCGACGGCTTCGCGTACCAGAACCTTTGTCTGTATAAGTGGGTAAACTCCTGCAGAATGCTCTTCTTCCGTCACATCCCTGTATTCTGCCGGGGTCTCATTCCACTTGTCATAACAGATAAATGCCAGTCGTGACACATCTATGCCTTCATTCTGAAATACACTGATAACATGCTGCGCAACTGCACCAAAGTGCCATCTTGCTCCGTCTTTACCTTTCACTTCGATCCTGTCAAGGTACTGGTATGAAACCCATTCCACTCTTTCCCATGCGTCCAGTATTTTCTCATCAATAACCTCTGGAGCAGTCTTGAAACGCGCATCGGACAGCACCGTAAACGCTGACTGGGTAAATCCCCCCGACCATGCACGACCAGCCAACCCAAGAGAATAAGTATTCGTTGTCGATGGTGTCATGGCTGAATCAGAAAACTGTATATATTCTGAATTTCCAGTAGATATTCGAATATTTCCATTTATTAGCGACATAGTGCCTTTAGTATTATCACTATTGAATAATTTCAATTGCGAACTTATACCGCCTCCCACAGCCAGAGATACATCGCCTTCAGCAAGCATTCTGAATTTATCTGCAGAAACAAGCGTCTGGTTAGCAAGGTTAAAATATTTAACCCACCATTCAAAACGCCCTGACATAGTCCCAACGTACTGACCAAGCGCAGGGACGTGAACAACATTGCTATTTGTAGTGCCGTCTATACTGGAAATACCAGTCACCGCTGATGCAGAACTCAGAATATTATTTCTGTCACCCGGATGTTTAATTTCAACAAAGTTCCTGATACACCCTTCCTCGAAGGTAACCACGCCGGAAGAACTATACATGGGGAATATTGACGCATAATTACTGCGTGCAGCATCTAAGAAACGAATGGTTGTAGATGCCTGCAGATCTCCTGATTCATTTTTCCCATCACACCCAGTCATTAGAATATTACTGGCAATATTATTATTTCCCTGAACGGTGACGCCGTGCGCCTGCTTTGCGTCCGATTCAGAGTAATCAACCAGCACATCCGAAATCAGGTTACCAGTCCCCTTGCCAACAACTACTGCGGCGTATTTTGGGTTGTTAGCCATTACACTGCTAATGATATTATTCGTTGGGGCAGTTTCCGTCTCAGTTCCATTGTAAACAACGTGCTGACACTCTTCACCAATAACATTGCTGACAATGTTATATTTTGCTGCTGTTTTAAGTTCCACTGCACCAAACTGAGGATAATTTCTGGCTATCACACCATCAATTAGCGTATTTTGCGATGAATCAAAAAGCACACAACCTGCTTTTTTATTATTTGCGAACCCTAAATACTCTCCTCTTATATCTCTAACAATGTAACCTGACGGAATACCATTATCCGGATAAGCGATCAAGCTAAATCCTGGTCCTCGCGTATTTGTAAATCTGATATTTTTAACCGATACATCATGGCCACCTGAAAATGACACCTGGTGTCCCTGCACACTATCATCTGATTTATTTCCCATAATTGTTAGCGTACTAAGCATGCCACCATCGGGCATGTTAAAAACCAGATGATTACCATCTCTGTCATACTGTTTTATCGTTCCCCCACCTGTTCCGTACAAGCCACAACGTGAAAGAGAAACTAAAGATGTATTGAATACCCCTTCCGGAACAAAAACACTGCTAAACGAATGTAATGATTTTGTAAAAGCATCCTTGTTATCATTTAAGATTCCATTTTGAGCTCCAAAATCCTTAATGCTGACACCATCACGCATCTTATCCTGGAACGTTCTGTATACCGCTCCAGAACCATACTGAATAAACCAACCAAAACCACCAATAACTCCGGCGATTGCAGCATCGACATAATTACGCATTGAGCGATTATTTACAGCGTCCTGCTCAAGTGATGGATCGGCAAGGTTAGATATTCTGTTTTGCTTTGCATCGTAATATTTTGCAAGCAAAGATGGTTTCATCAATGCACGTCTGAACCACCCAAAACATCGCTGGATCAGCATCGTCAGGTAGTCAAATGCATCCTCATGAACTTCGGGGAAAAATTTTCCCTGATTGCGAAGATCAGTCTCCTGCACCACATCAAGCACACGCTCTATCGTGATTCGCCAGCCAGCAGCAAGCGGCGACGGAAGAACCACTGCACCGCCACTATAAGTTCCCGCCCCTGTTACCGTATAACCAGCATCCAGCACTAGTTTTGTAACGTTACCGTTAAGGTCAGACACCTGAACAACCAGGTCGGATTTTTTGAAAATACGGAAGGTATACGGAAATGATGTCGTAACGCCGTTACCTGTGTATTCGTTGTGGTCAACTTCGGTTGAGACCGTCATGTTAAATCTCCAGATAGTCGCAGCACCCGTTGCGCCGCATATCTGGTTATTCTATTACCCAAAAAACCATATATGGATAGAAAGACTGTGAATATGAATAGATATTACCTTTCAGGTAATTTGCAAAACGTGCTGGATAGCAAACAAATTATTTGCTACTGTATAAATATACAGTTATTGCATGGAGAAGATTAAGATGCAGCAGTATCACTATCCACTGGAAGAGGGATTTACCGAAAGGATTCACACGCCGGGAGGCGTCAGGTCACTGGTGGAGGGATCGCACTTGATGAAATTACTCCGGGATCTCGATAAGGATGGATTTAATGTCGATGGCCCACTTGCCGAACTGACTGCACTGATTAACTACGTCACCAGCTCACAGATGTCTATGCAGGATCTGCAAACACATCTCGACTATTGTGCCGAACAATTACGAAAACAAACCAGATAAGATTTGAAATTACCAATAGGAGTGCTTATATTTACCTTTGCAGTAAATTTACATCGCACTCCTCTTGTGCCATAGTAATCGGGCACTGGCAAAATCCAGTGCCGGGATTGGCGTCCCGGGTTACTAAGTGGCGCATACCACGCCAGACGTGGTTTTTTTATGCGTTAAGCACAGCTATATCCGAATTATGGTGGGCTGGGCAGGGGTCCGAAAGGACGCCGGTACCACTTAGGCCGGTACGCCAACCTTGTCCAGTTCACCACCAGTAATTGGCGTTGCGGTGGTGATTAAAATCACTAAGTGGAGATAACCACCATGGCTAATGCTCAAACTGCCATCTTCAAATTTGAATCTGTTAACCCTATCCGTTCCATCATTATCGATGGCCAACCATGGTTTGTAGCCCAAGACGTTTGTAGTGCGCTGCGTATCCAAAACGTCACCCAAGCACTTGAAAAACTGGATGATGATGAAAGGTCTATGTTCAACATAGGGCATGAACATCGTGCAATTTTTGACAGCCGAGTAAAAGAGATCAACATTATCTCCGAGTCAGGCCTCTACACACTGATCCTCCGCTGCCGCGACGCAGTGACACCAGGCACTATCCCCTACCGCTTTCGTAAATGGGTTACAGGTGAGGTTCTTCCTCAGATCCGCCGCACCGGAAGTTACATTAAAAACTCGCTCCCGCAGGAAGAACGCATAAAGATGGTTGCCGACCAGGTAGCCAACGCCACGGCGTCAGCAGTAATGCAGGCGATGAAGATAGAGAACAAAACCTACAGCGCCCCACTGAAGCCCGGCTACCGCAGCCTGATTCATTCGCCGTCTGGTGTTCTCGGCCTGACGGAGAACTCACTGCTGATGAATCTGCTGAACCAGTTACAGGAAGACGGGCACGATGTATCGGGCGCGGCGGCGGAGCTGACCACCATGTTCTGCTACATCGTCGGTGTGAGCAAATGCCTGCGTGATATCCAGACCCACGCGGAGTACATCAACGACAAAGCAGGATTCTTCTGACGGGCGGCGGCACAGGGATGTGCCTTTAAATAATTCTGTACAGATTGCAGACCGGGGGTGAATAGCGTACTATTACCTTAAAGGTAAACCTGTTTTTATTTTATACCTGTAACTTACCGGAGATTAAAGATGACAAAACTTGGATTCGTGATGAGAGGTCCGGTAAGAAGCGGAACTCATGCAAAGCGTAGCAAGAGTCGTATTTTTACTGGTAAGGTTGTAGCACGTAAATCAGCTATTGGCTCGTTCAATAGTGAAAATGCGGCATTGCGCCATATTTTTATCAGCACAAAGCCAAGAGCATCCGCTGATGTGCATACAATGTCTATTCCTATCACAAAGAATATCAAGCGGATAAAAAAGCTCTCATCTGCAGAATCAAAAGAGATATCTTTCCGCCAGCTTAACTCATTAGAAACGCATATGAAGGAAGAGGAATTCGATGTTTTTGAGTGAGTATAGCGGGAAGGTTATACCTACTGGTGAGTTTAAAACTGATGACTTTCTGATTTCGCTAAAAGATGCTTTTAAACAACACTGGCGTCATGGTCATCATCCTGATCTGGGAAAAGATACTCTTTTTGAAAGACCAGACGAAGTATTAGGCTTCCATCTCAGAAAGGTTCATGTCAATATTGGTGAATATGCATCATATTCATACTCATGTACTGAACAGTGTTGGGATGAGTGGTCATATGGATTGATTGATGAACAAGGAAATTACAGGCCAAAACCAACCAGTAACGCATATCTCATATATGCAGTCAATGAAATAAGAGATGCAGCCTTACTAGCTTATTGGGACCCGCCCGCACACACCAAAGCTAACGCAAAAGTTTGGATGGATTCCGTATTGAATTTCACAAAATTATTTCATGAACGAACGAATACAGCTCCACTTAGTAGAAATGTTTATCCGTGGGATTATTCGTACAAATCCAAAAAGCCTGCATAGTAGTTTTTTATGGACGAAACAAAAGTCAGTGCTACACTCATTGACGCCACATTGAGGTGGCTTATAGATGGAAATTTCACAATGAAAAAAGCATTTGCTGCACTGTTCGTTTTGTTGTCTCTGGTAGCTTCAACTCAGGCCTTTGCCGGTCGTTGTCAGCACGACAGCGACACTGCTGCTGACGGCTCCCGCTGCGGTGGGCGTTCTGCGGATTCCCGCCCTGGCGGCGGTGGCATTCGTTAAAAACAAGGCCGCGAAAGCGGCCTGTGACATGTCACGATAGTTTCGTTTTGCACATCCCTGTGCCGCCGCCCGTCAGAAGAACCCTGCCTTGTCGTTGATGTACTCCGCGTGCGTCTGGATATCACGCAGGCATTTGCTCACACCAACGATGTAGCAGAACATGGTGGTCAGCTCCGCCGCCGCGCCCGATACATCGTGCCCGTCTTCCTGTAACTGGTTCAGCAGATTCATCAGCAGTGAGTTCTCCGTCAGGCCGAGAACACCCGACGGAGAATGAATCAGGCTGCGGTAGCCGGGCTTCAGTGGGGCACTGTAGGTTTTGTTCTCTATCTTCATCGCCTGCATTACTGCTGACGCCGTGGCGTTGGCTACCTGGTCGGCAACCATCTTTATGCGTTCTTCCTGCGGGAGCGAGTTTTTAATGTAACTTCCGGTGCGGCGGATCTGAGGAAGAACCTCACCCGTAACCCATTTACGAAAGCGGTAGGGGATAGTGCCTGGTGTCACCGCATCGCGGCAGCGGAGGATCAGTGTGTAGAGGCCTGACTCGTTGATAATATTGGTTTCGCCTTGACGGCCTAAGTTAAATTTAGCCCTTTCATCATCATCAAGAGATTTTATTGACATAGTGGGGTTTGTCAGTTGAAGAGCTTTAATAACGTCTTTGGCAACAAACCAAGGATTTCCATCAATAACAATGGCTCGAATGGTTGCCTCTGATTCAAAATGAAAAACAGATGGGGTTACGTTAGCAGTCATAGTGATCACCTTTGTAGTTAGGTTAATCACCACTACCGACGCCAATCGGTTGGTGGTGAACTGTGCAGGGTTGGCGTAACCGGCTACAAAGGACCCGGCGCACCTTTCGGTGCCCCCACACAGCCCACCATAGAATAGGTGCGCTTTACACATAAAAAAACCGCTTATGCGGCATATGTGCCTCTGTAGTAACCCAGGACGCCAATCCCGGCACTGGATTTTGCCAGTGCCTGATTACTATGGCACAAGAGGAGTGCGATGTAAATTTACCGAAAAGGTAATGATAAACGCTAAGAAATATTAAAATCAACCATATTTGGTTAATGCGTATAAAAGAGCCAGCAGCGAGAAATTGTGCCGCGACGTAAAATAACGAGCATCTGCTGGCTTACAACCAGCGATGTTTCAAATTTGTCACTATTATCAACGTGCCATTCCACGGCGCAGAACTTTATGTTGTCAATCACAACGGAGAACCGTACACCCCAATGAAACCTATCGTTGAAGGCATGGGTATGGATTGGGCTTCACAGTTTACGAAAATGAAGCAGCGGTTTAAAACCTGCATTGTGAAAATCACAATGCAGCTTCCTGGGGATGAACAGCGCCGTGAGATTATTTGTTTGGCACTTCGCAAACTTGCTGGCTGGTTGCAAACCATCAGCCCTAACAAAGTCCGCCCTGAAATCCGCGAAAGTATTGAAACATCAACCGTGTCGATATCGACACGGTTGATTATGACGGTAACTTATTGCCGTGTGTCCTATTTCTCCCACCACTAACTAATTATATTTGTCTTTAAAAATCTCATGGAATGATTGAGAGTAAGACTTTCCATACTTCAAATAACATTCTTCATCCAACTTTCTTAATGAACTTCGAACCTGTTCGTGGCATACAGCAAAAAAAACAAGTCCGCCGCCTATTAATACCCCTATTGATATTGGGTTCGCAACATCCCATAAAAAATCGGCTAACAGAGCAAATACCCCACCGCCGCCAATAAATGCCCCTATAGCTCGGTTCGTTTTAGCTTGCTCATAGCGTCTCTCTAACTCACTAAACTCTTTAATATCCATATAAGCACCTCTATAAAATTACTTCATCACCGGATCCACCTGGTTTATTAGTGGCGCAATCCAGAACAGGTTATTGCCGGGTATCAGGGTTCGGACATTATGCACAATACGATCACCGGCATCACCATTCAACACTCCTGAGGTCACATCAATGATGCTATCCGCAAGACCAAATGACGGTCCGAATAGAGATCCTACGAATCCACGACTGGCATACCTGGACTGTGTGCCAGTGCCAAATAAAGCCCCCAGCCCAACAGCACCACCAGTCGCCTTTTCAGCCATGTTGTTATATTCCATCAATGGCCCAAGAATACCGGATCTATCTATACCCTCAAGCACCAGCTTCTCTGGTGACCAGTCAACATTTTTCCCTTTCGATGCTTCTTTAAGCGCATAGACCAGTGAGCCAAGAGCAATCTGAAATGCAGTGCCATAATAAAATTGCGCAGTTCCTTCCTGTAACCCACCAAGTAGCGCACGGTTGTATGAAGCCGTTGTGAATGATTTAAACTGAAATATCGTTCGCCCCATTGGAGTACTCGCCCATAAAGGTGTGTCACCAATACCGGGGGTGATGATAGTGTTATTAACGTCTTTCAGAACCGCTGACTGGAATACTCCGGCAACGTACTGATCGTCCCATTTATCAAAGTTACCAATGTGCCATCCATCAATTACCTCACCATGTTTCTCGAACTCACTGCGAATACGCGCAGCCATATTGTCGTTGATACCGAGTTTTGCCAGGCGGCGTGCAGGAAATGCACCGGACAAAATACCGTCTGAAATAACCATTCCGTTCATGGATTTGTTTATGTCATTAAAGCGATCCATGAGTGTCAGCTTGCCGAAGGCATCAGTAATTCGCTCCATTCCGGCTTCGACTGCTGTTGTCCTGGAAGAGCTGTCAACAAGATCACCAATTGCACGAGAGCGTGAATGCAGTACAGTTTCCAGTCCGATACCCATCTTCAACATCTCTTCTTTGCTGGCCTTAAATGCCGGTGATTGGGATATCTGAGAAGCATAGCCTTTCATGGTGTTACGGAAACCATTAACCATAACCCCTCTGGCCAGATCTGGAATAGCTGATACTGTCATTCCACCGAGTTTGGTCGTGAAGTTCACATCCCGCAGAAAAGCGCCAGCACGAACAAAAAACGAAGACGGATCATCAGGCATCCCATATGTACCAACAAGACGATCGCGTAATGCTGTTATGTCTCTGAGATCATTTGCTCTTGATTTTGAAAGTCTGGACTGTTCTTTCCGTAATTCCTTTTCGTACTTTCGCATTAATGAATCGAGTTTACCCTGAGGAACAACTTCACCATTGCTCTCATAACGTGCTTTCAGATTTGCCACACTTTCGTCATATTTCGCCTTTATTTTTTCAGGCACTTCCCGTAACAGACTGTCATATTCGTCCTCAATTAATTGCAGACGCTCAGTCATAGTTCGTTTGCCAAATGTTCTCGTCAACTCAATTTCTGCTGCCGCTTCACGGATATGACGTTGCAGCACGTAATTCACATCACTTTCAAGATAATCCCTGATAAGACTATCAGGAACATTTAATGTTCTTTCTTTCGTACTACCTGCGGCTTTTACAGAAAATACGCTGACAAAATCCTGTGGAACCTTAGCACCAGTAATTTTATTAATTACGATATCTGCTGCAATTTCAGCATCCTCAGGAACCAGTGTTTTATTTCCTCTCGACCACCAGTCAACCAAAATACGTCGAAATTTATCGCGTTCACTGATTATTTTTCCAACTTTATATATGCGTGGGAAATAGCTTGCCTGGCCTAATGCTTTCAGTTCTTCATCTGGCGGCAATAAACCAAGCTTTTGCATTTCAACTTTCACCCGATTTAATACAGTTCGCATCGCCTGCGCCGTTTCCTGAACAACAGGATTAGCATGCACATCACCGCTTCGCATAGCATTCCCAACCTGCTGACGAAATGAATCAAAACTCATGTCACCACCATCAGCTTTATACTTTGCGTATGCCTGTTTATTTCCGACAACAACAGCAGCTTCTTCACGCTGCCATCCACGTGTACGGGTTTCTACAGCTACCGGTGTTTCAATCCCCCTTTCATTTCCTTTAAGGGTGAAATTATTTTCGGCTAACTCCAGCGTTGTTTTTCGCACCGTCTTGGACGGAGACTCCATTAACCTTGTCAAAGGAGTAAGATAGCTCCCTGCTTTCCATGCAGCCTTTCCACCCCACCCACCGGAAACAGGGGTTAAATCATCCAGAGTCGCTGTATCAATTTTCATAGCACCAACACTACCACCATCGGAAAGCGAAGCGGCAGCCCTGTCAGTCGCTGATGTAATGCTCATATTATCAAGAGCATCAGCAACCTCACGTGTGGCTGCAGCCCGGACGGATGGCGAAAGCGCAACACCAGCACTGGCAAACACGCCGCTCATCATCGCACCCGCTGCAACGTGAGCGGCACTTTCACCCCATGAGCGTGTTATTTGCTGATTATTCAGTACAACCTCGCTTAATGCTGTACCGGCAGCACCAATCGCAATCTGTGAGCCAATACGCGCCAGTGCCCCTCCTTGAGCACCTGGGATAAACATTGACGCAACAGTAACCGGGTCAAAAAGCATCGCTGTTGCACTGGCAATTCCACCAGCTAAGCCTGCTTCAGAGATAAAACGCCGATCTTCATTTTCATCATCTATCTGCTGCTTAATCCACGCCGTTTCCTCTGGCGATCGGGAATCTGCAAATTTCGCCCCCCAGTATTCATAACCGTGCAACTCATTTTTATCAGCATATGGGTTATAACCCTCGACCGGTTCAAACTGTCTGGCAGGACGGAAAAAACCAGCCAGAATATTGTTCTGTCGTATTGCTGCGGCAAGCAATGAAGGCTCTTTGGGACGAGGTTCAGGGTTCTTACCTTCTGGCGGATGCACATCAAAACTCTGTTCATCAGGTTCAGGAATGGCGAGACCAGCAGAAATAAATCCGTTATTGTTTGATTCAGATACAGGATAGAACGGCATTATTTAGATCCTCACGAAAAGTAATCTTTAAATTTGTCCATACGTTCGTTATGCAGGCGCTGATACTGCTCATCCAGAGCGCGATGCTTGTCTTTGAAGTTTCGTATAGCCTGTCCACGCATAATTTCTTCCTGCTCGTGCTGCTCCCGTTCCTGCTGCATTTTCTTATAAGGTTCCCAATCTTCTAGTGATGGCCCCCAGCGCATCTGTCTTCCATGCTTGTCATAAAATAAATCATCCCTCGTAATACCATTTTTATCTTTTGTTCTGATCACAACTGAATAAAGCTTATCTCTCGGAGTTGATAAGTCAGGAACGAGAATCAACTCACCTCCAACCAGTGAGCGTGGCTTATTCAGTCCCAATGCACCAGCCTCAGTTGAAGGTCGGTTAAATGAAGGAGCCGGTTTATGTAAGTCATCGCCATACATGATTTTTTCTTTTTCAGCCTTCCATTGCGCTGCAATCCAGCCTGACGGCCCATATTGATAAAGCGCCTCCGGTGCATATTTCATAAACTGTGCTTCCCCGTTGACCTCGCTGATACTCCAGGTGCGGGCTATCTGCTGGTTGGTCATTTGCTTCGCTACGTCAGCGTTACCACCAGCAAGGCGATAGTTAACGTCATACAGCATCTGATAGTCATTGCGAAAGAGCGCTGCTTCCGGCGTCTGGTCATCCGCAGACGGATCCCAGCGAAGCCAATGAGCCATATTGCTGACAGCAGAATTGGCTGCGCTGTCACGCTCTTTTTTGTATTCTCTTGTACTCTGAACAGATGAGAGCTGCGCCCTTAGTGCATCTGTCTGGTTGTATGTCTTACTCTGCGCTTCCACAATAGCAGCATCAGAAGACATCCCTGCATCAGTTAGTTGCTTAACAGTCAGATAAAAACCCTGCATATCCTTCGGCATATTTCCAATAGATGCATTGTCTGTTTCATATAACCGACTAAACAGTTCCGCCGCATTTTTAACCACTTCCTGATTGCTGGATCGGGATACTGCTGAAAGCTGCGTGATGACCTGCGAAGGCATTATGCCAGTCTGAGCCACAAGCCGAACAACCCCATCATGAGTGGAGGCATCATTAATACGAAAGTTCTGCGCCATTTCTGTGTAATCAGCAGCTTTCTGCATTGACTTGTTGCTTGGGTCTAATTTTTCACCTATTGTCAGCGCCTCATTGAATCTGCGTGAATCCCGTTGCGCCTGAATTGCTTCATTTGATCTCTGAAGCAATGCAGACAATTTTCCGTAAGCATCGAGTTTTAACGCATAGTGAGGATCGTTAACCTCAGGCTTCACTTTCTGCATTTCTTCTTGCTGCTGAGAAGGAGGCAAATACTGAATTGCCTGGAATATTCTCGCGTTATCAATCGCTATATCCAGTTGATTGATTATTTTATCTGCGTTTTTTCCATACCCCCTGATGATGGTCTCCTGAGCCGGTATATAATCTGGAACCTCACCGTTATATAGCTGGGCCATGGTGTTATTAATAGCTGGCTCAAGCTGTTCTAATATTAACTTCCTTTGCTTTTCTATCTGACTATTAGCAAGGTTATCTATTTGATAAATAGTCAGCGGATCCATTCCAGTTTTATTTTTTCTATATCGGGAAAGCCACCCTTGTGTTTCTGATGGAAGATTTCGGATAAATTCTTCTTCTGATATTTCACCTTTACGTGGATCACCGACTTTGGCGATCAGTTTATCCACGTTACCCATCCCCCAGTTATATGCTGCTCCGGTCAATATTTCGGAACCGTACTTACCATACAGTTGATTTACATAGTCACTGGCGAGCATTTCATGCTGTTGTTCGTCCGTAGGGTTGTATTCAACGCCACGTTTGGCCGCCAGTTCTTTCCCTGTGCCCGGCATTAACTGGTATTTCCCCTGGGCCCTCTCTCCAGAAGATGTTTTCGGTCCTTCAAGAATACTACCATCAGGATTAAAATGACGATCACCTGATTCAACAAGGCGTATGGCACGCATGTCCATGCCTCCAGAATCATTTTTCTGAAACTGACCATTTAACCATCCTTCCGGATTAGCAGCGGCATAATTCTTCGCCCGCATTTCTGTGGCACTGCGATCATCACTTTCTATTTCTTCCAGAATGCGTTCTTGTGACCATCCCCTGGCTGCTCCATATCTGGCAATGGCTACCATTCTGGAATTTCTGGCTAAAGTGGCAGTTTGCGGGTCATTCCAGGCATCCGCTTCATTTTGTATCCATAATTTTCTCGTTGCCTGATATTGCTCATCTTCATAGGCATTTGTCTGCCCTATCTCATGTCTGAGAACTCCAGTACTGAACTGAATTTTCTGTGTTCTGGCTTGTTGCAAAAACATATTTCTTGCTGCTTCATCAGTCAATGAAGCAGCTATTTCTTCCACATCCTGATCAAATCCAGATATGTACTCTTGCCCCTTACCAATCGCATTTTTGCCTTGTTGTGCATAAAAACCGGTTTGAGGGTTATAAAGACGTTCATTGCTGCGCTGATTAAGCTGAAGGATGGCATCCTGAGACAATGCAACATTCGCTTTCTGCCTGGCTTCACCATATGCCACCGCATACTGATCTGCGACATTCGCCAGCACCTGACCTGCTTGAGGAACATCGAAGGTTTGAAAACCACCGGTTTGCACACCACGACTTTGCACCTGGCGTCCGGATGTAGTAGGAACAACAGGCATCAGTAACCTCCTATTTTGAATCGGGAGTCAGAATTCATAAAACCTGAGTTAGATAACATTGGCGTGTTTCCTTGCTTACTAATCGGATTGATACTTCCGCTACCCAACTTATATGCACCGTATGCTTTTAGTGGTGCCGTTAACAAAGTGCTGGTCATCGATGATTTAGCAGCCGACTGAGCAGCAGCCCCCTGTGCCTGAGCATTCATTCCCTGAACCTGATACCCATATGCCTCACGCTGAGCATTATTCACTGTCGTTAACGCATCAAGAGTGCCGAACTGAGCATTATCCGCAAAAACGTCAAGAGCTGTTCCGCTACTTAATTCCGCACCGGTAGCCCCCATAGTGGCCGCCGCAGTGCCTGAGCGTTGACGCATTTCACGACGACGCTGATCCGCTTCAATATTCCCACGATTGATTGAATCCTGTGCCTGAGCTTCAGCAATTTCAGCATTCCGATCAGCTATGGCTGACTGGTATTTTGCCTGCTTGCTCTGGCTGTACATTGACGCGGCTGTGGATGCCACTGTGACGGCAACCAAAGCGATGGCTGGGTTACACATTATTTTCTCTCCATGTGAAATCTGTGGAAATTAAGACCAAGAGCACCATAAGGCGCGGCTTCTTCAAGCCTGAATCCAAGCCAGTGCAGCCATGCTTTGGCAACATGGTTTCGCTCGTCGACATAGTTTTCCAGGCGCGGATAAACTGCCAGCATCTGCTGCAATACAGGGCGGCAGTGGCGAAGAAATGTCTTCTGATATTTTTCGATGCGGCTGGTTCCGACCAGCCAGGGCGTACCATTGCCACCGATCATTGACGCCGGAGATACGCCAAACATGGTTACCAGTTCTCCGTTCGCAAATCCTGACCAGGCCATAGTCGCAGTACGCAGACCAACACGCAGCGCATCTTCGGTAGTCATCAGTGATACCGCATACAGTTCGTCAATATCAGCCTGACGAACATCCGGCAAAATCATCTGAAGATGCTCTTCGGTAGCGGGAATAATTTGAACATCGATCATCAGAATCCCCCAACAGTAAGGCGAGGAATAACGGCAAGAACAGACAGCGGCAACGGGTCAAGCTGACGGATTTTTACACGTCCGTTTTTGCCCCAGTTACTGTCCAGTTTCACTTCTACTTTTCCGGTAGCATCATCAACAGGATCATCGTAGAACTCGAATTCACGCTGTGGATATTCGTACCATTTACCGCCGGGCGTAGTCGCCCAGATGCCGCGACTGGCATTCACAACCAGAGTAACGGACGGGATCACCTGTTTTTTGTCCAGCAGCGTTTCCTGTCCGCTAATGTTGATATCCAGTGTTTCGAATTCAGCAGTTATTGGCAGGCCGATGTGCACTACAGCCCCCGGAGATTCCAGCGTGACGGCACCTCCGGAAACAACTTTCTGTGGTTCCACGTTCGCATCAGAGAGAATGTTTACGGTCTGGCCTTCAAGATGAGACAGGCCTCCAAATGTCCGGCGCGCCATCTGCCAGTTCGTGGTGGCCACATTCCTGAGGGATGATGGGACGTTCCTGTTAGGACGAACCACTACAGCGGTATTGCTGGTTACAGAAATAATGTCGCAACGTAATTCTTTTGACACTTCATCGCCAGTATCAGGATCAGTTCCGGTATAAGGGAATTGTAGTTGCGCACCGACATCACTACTGGTGAAGTACGCACCACCAGAAATACTGATTGTATATTCCGCGCGGTAATCCCATTCACCAGAACCACCAGTGATGGTCATCGTTCTGTCAGACGTATTTCTTCCATCATAGCTAAGGCCAGAATCAACAAAGAAAGCATCTTCATCGCTGGTAAATAAACGGCTGGACAGTCGCTCGATGTATCTCACTGTTTGCCCGTTAACGGTTCGGTTAACGACGAAATACACCGCATCTTCATTTCCTTCGCTGATACTGCATGTGCTTTCATATTTTCCGGTACTGGATTGTGGTGCCCATGCAAAAACCTGCTGATCACGCAAATAGGTCATCACCAGTAATTTACCGTCATCACGAATGCAGAAGGCGCTGGAGTAAGGGACAATAGAGAAGCACCAGTCAACAATACTGTGCTTCTGAAAAAGATGATTGGCAAGGATAGTAAGGTCGTTCCCCTGATAGCCGTCAACATCGAATGAGTAGGCCAGATCACGGACAACACTGCCTTTCTCCTGGACGAACAGAGCAATATTCGCCACGGCAATTGGTGGGACATTGCTCGAGCCATTTGATCCCTGAGAGCTGAATGCAAATGATGATGGGGTAAGCACTTTGTTCTGGTCGCCAGTGATGACGTACTCACCTCCGGAAGTCAGCGCCACCAGCGAACCAACATCAATCAGGTGACGGATCTCATTAACCTGACGCCCGGCATAGGTGTAGATAATTCTGTCGTCATCCTGCGTAGGATTGCTTTTGCCAAAATCCTTATAATCCCCGGTACGGCTGACCCAGATAGTCTGAGGGAACGCAGTCGATGCGGCGAAGTAAAGACGTTGTTGATAATAAACAACAGTGCCAGGATAACCATTAACACTGTTCCAGGCATATTTAGCCCATTTATAGCTGGCATTATCCTCGCCAACTACCTGCGAAGGGATATAGGAAATCACCTCGGCAGTTGCAGTAGTTCCATTTGCAGCAGTGATACGGGCAATGCCAAAACCACTGTGCAGATATTCCCACTCAATGCCAGTATCATCATCACCGGATCCGCCCCAGCCATCCCATGATGTGCCTTCTGTATGCGAAGGGCGCAAAGTGCCTGTTTTGCCTACTGTAACGGCGCGATAGTAGTTACTGTCTGCACGGCGAATATCGCCAATTGACGTACTCTTACTGGTTTCCCATACCGGCACAGAATCCACTGCAGGCTGTTCCAGATAGAACAATTTGCCTACCTGCTCCGCGCCAAAAATAGAGGCGCTTGCCGTTAACGTAATTGTCCCGGTGCTGGCGCTGGCATAAACCGTCACTGACTCGTCAATATTGATATCTTCAAATGGTCCGTTCTTCGTTACCACATCAACCAGTTGCCAGTTGTCATGCGCATAGCGACGCAACTCTTTCGGCGGGTATGCCGGATGAACAAGCGTAAGCACGTCGGCGCTTTGCGTGAATTTAATTCGGAACAGATCGGCTTCAGTATATGGCGTGGCAATTTCATAAATAACATTGCTGCTGTTCAGCACCAACGCACCATCTTTGATAACGCGCATGTACTGGTGTCCGAACTCCAGAGCATAGGTCTGAACCGTCGAGAACTGGAACGGGATCAGGCGGCATTTCCGATTTGGGTATTTGGCGGCACCGACAAAACGCGTACCAGGTCGATTCTCAACGCCGCCATACTGCCGCACGATAAAGTTATCGCACTTGCGCAATGCCACCTGGTACTTCGCCATGTCGATACGACCGTACAACGACGGTCCAATCTCACCACCGGCAAAGCTGGGCTGGATCCAACTGATAGCCATCAGGACAACCTCGCAATGGTAAACTCGTCAACCGGTGGCTGTGGTTCCTGTGATTCATTCTGGCTATGCGAGCCAGCACTAAGAATCACGCGATTGTACATATTGAGGGCAAACGTACCGAGGTCTGCATTCCCAGTCAGCGCCATGTTAATAGCTGCCGCAAGACGCCAGGCCAACGCCTCCATAAAAATGGCATCAAACATGTTCACATCTGTAACGCGAGAGACATACTTGAGCCATGCCTGAGGCTGGTCTGTGTAGATCAACTTTCCTGTTCCGTTGGTGTCTGCACCAACTTCGTACTGAACGCGCATTGCTGCTGTTGGATTGCGTACACCAGGAAGCATAATTTCAGTAATGCGCAGACAATCTGACGGGTACTGGTACGCATATTCCCAGTCAGGCGGTGGATTGCTCGTATCTGCAAGCGCCACGCGTTTGGTAGCAAAGTTCCAGTCAAAATCAGAAAGCACAGTATCACGGCAGGCCTCAAAGTGCAGCGAACATTCCCCCGCTTCCTTGCTGGCTTCCGTCAGGCTGTTAATGCTGCGGCTGTTGCCAATATTGGACAGCGCACGATTACAGATCTCTACTACAGAGGCCATCACTCACCTCCGTTACCGTACAGAGTTTCAGCCGCTGATTTTTCTACATCCCCGGAAACAGGAGCGATCGCCATATCAGTGATCTGCAGATCGGCGCTGCGATTAACGCCATCGTCAGTTTCTCTGGCAGACAGGCCTCGAATAACAGCCTTTGCAGTTATCATCACTTCCGTTCCGACGCCCTTAGGTTGCGCCTTCAGCTTATTCAATGTGTCGTTATTCAGCGTGATGCACAGCCCCCACGGGTATTCATCGCGAGTTCTGGTTTCTCCGCTCTCATCCTGGTAGCTGTCAGTGCCGGTTTTGAGGTTTACGAGTTCCATATACACTCCTGCAATAAAGGGGCCGAAGCCCCTTGTCTGATCCGCGAGGCTTACACGCCCAGTTCTTTACGCTTATCTGCGATCTTCTCGCGGAGCGTTTCGGCTTTGGCGTTATGGTGTGGCTTCTGGTTAAAGAGCAATTCGTACTCTTCACGGAGCTTATCCAGTTCACCATCATCTGACACATCGTTGATGATTTTGGTGCTGGTTGCTGCCATTGACACCTTTCCTGCAACTTTTGCTTTTGCCTGTCTGGCTGCATCGTTAACAGGTTCCAGTGCGCTACCAGGCTCACCTTCGTATTCGATTTCTGCCCCCTCCGGCCACAGAGTGTTATGGATATGAGAGAGGCGCAGAACGCGGTATCTTGGTTTCTCACCTGACATCAATATCACCTTAACCAGTTACTTTTGAGCGGATCGGATACGGCGTATTGGCATCAACATCCAGACTGATACCCGCAGTGAATTTGCCGGCCGTTAGTGGGCCAGTTGCGACGGAGTAGTTAACACGCAGATATCGCTGAACACCGGCAGGCACCTTTGCAGAAACAACTCGTTTACCTGCTGTCAGGGTATCCTTTGCCAGTGCGCCACTATCATAAATAGTGGACCATGAGCTGTTATTCTCACTCGTCTGCAACTGGATGTTTACAGTTTCCTCACCACTTGCCGTGGCGGCTTCGTTAACCAGCACCCAAAACTCAAGCGGATAACCCACGCCGATATCACGACGTTTTCCGTCAATTGGACCGAGATCGATTACGTCAGTAGAAGCCGCGGTATTCGTAACCGCCTGAGCTTCGGAGAACATCAACAGTTTGTCGGTGATCATCTTCTTTCTCCATTAGTGGGTCTGTTACGACCCACAGGTTAATAACAGGCGTTACACCACGCGGGCTTCTGTTTCCAGAAGCGCATCAGTTTCACGGATTGGTACACCACGGAATGAAGTCCACCACTCGCCTTCTGTCTCTTTTACGCTGATCGCCAGAGATGTTTTCTCCAGAGATTGCAGATCAAGAGCCTGGCCTACAGTGCGGTTCATGTAGAACACCGGGCGACCCATGCCACGATTTGGAATGCGATGCAGTGCTTTAACCATCAACTTCGCAATATTTGCGGCAGAGGAAGGTTCTGAAAGATTGCTGACATCGATGTTTGCAATGCGAACAACATAACGCCAGTCACGCAGAGCAAGTCCGTTGTCCCATTTGTAATGGGTACGGTAGCCTTCGTACTTGCCGCCATTCGCATCTTCCAGTGTCACCTGGCCTTTATCTTCCATCTGGATGCCAGCCTTCTGCCCTTTCGGGAAGATGCCATGCACGGTGTTTTCGCCCCACACCACTAACCAGATTGAGGTGTTATCTGTACTCGTGCCACCAGCATCAATGATGTTCTGAGCATTACCCGCAGACAGGCTGGAATAGCGGGAGGACAGTCCCATAAACTGCTGAGGGTTAACGCTGGAATCACCATAAAACAGTGTCTGCGCCATCTGCTGATTCATCGCTTCAATAAATGCGCGGTCTTCAGACAGGCGGAATTCGGCAGTATTACCGTTCAGATCAGCCAGTGACTTATCGACTTCAGCATAGGTTTCCAGCATGCCAACGGAATCGGTTACCTGCACTGTGGTTGATTTGCTTGGCTGTACGCCATAGTTCAGCAAACGCCAGGTAGCTGAAGGTAAACCAGAACGAATGGTGGTTCGGTGTCCGGTAGGAAGGTTCCCTTCGACAAAAGGCATATCCTGAAGGATCGGGTTTGTTTGACCGAGAAGCTCGATAATCTTATCGACTTTCCCGTTTGGATCGACGCGCTTACCCCAGTCAGCCAGCGTTAGCGCAGTTAAGCCTTTAACAGCCATTGTCATTTCCTCTCTTATTTGCCATAGAGCACTTCGGCCGCACTACGCTGGCCTTCATTACCACCGGTGACCATGCCATCTTCAGACATCGCCTTTCCGATTCTCACGAACGTTTTGACCAGATCAGGGTGATTACCCAGCCCGGTGGTGTTCAGATATTCTTTGAGTTCAGGTGTCCCGAACTGGTCAAGCGCACGCTGTGCGACGCTAAGGTTAGAAATCAACTTGCCGCCACCGATTTCTTTGTCAGCTTTTACATCCGCAGCCCACTGCTCGGTTGTTTTCTGCCAGGCTTCTGCCTGGCGCTGCTGAACACCTGCCAGAATCTTCGGATAAGCATCAACCAGCTTTTGCGCTTGCTCGTTGGTCAGGTTAAGTTCTCGCGCCACCGGCTCGAATTCCTTCAACGCTTCTGTATCCAGCTCTACGCCTTCGGCAGCCTGAAACTCGTACTTCTCAGGCGCACCCTCTGGTTTATCGCCGTCCTTTTTTTCACCCTGCTTATCGTTTTCAGGCTTTTTGTCATCAGCAGGTTTATCGCCATCAGCAACAGGTTGTGGCTTATCACCTTCCGGTTGTGATGGATCACCAACTGGAGCAGGGTTATCACCTGCAGGCGCTGACGGTTCTGACGCAGCCGGAGCTGCTCCACCATCGACTGGTTGCTCATTGCAAAGACGGCGATACAGCAAACGCTCAAATAAATTCATGATCACTCCTGTTCACTGGCCTCTTTGGCCATCTTCAAATACTGTTCAGGGCAATGCGCCATAACGCGCTGAAACAGTTCCAGCGCCAGATTGCGTTGCCCCTCATTAAATGCCATTGCCATAGCGTCCATCGGTGAGATAGCGGAAAACACACGGCCTTTCTCCAGCACCGACCAGACAACGCGACGCCCCTGTTCACTGCTCATGACAAAGCAAATGTCATCAATTTCACGCTGTGCCATGTCACGTTGCTTACGGGCGTTTTCTTCTTTCAGTTGATCGTCTTCGTAATCTGTCATTGTGATTGCCCACCCTGACCACTAACTGCATTCGCCATAGCTGACAAAACACTCGGATCCGAAGTTTTAGCTTCGCTTAGCGTCTTGGCACCCTGTGCCGCCGCCATCCCCATCGCCATCATTTGTTGCTGCTGTTGTTGCTGTGCCCGTTGCTGGCGAGCCTGCTCAACCTGTTCCTGCGGAACAATGACGGTTGGAGACACTCCGGACATATCAGCGAATGCATCGATCGCCTGATCAACGTTGAGTTTGTCGAGAGCTTCTGGTTTCGCTTGCGCAAGTTGACCAATGAAGTTGACCGTAGACGCCAGACTGGACAGGCCGATAGACTTCTGCGCCTGAGCCATGACGGAAATGTATTCGACCTTCAGGGGCATACCTTCCATCACGTCAGGCGGTGGCGGCAGCATGTTTTTACGCACCATCATCGAGAAAGCGCGGTCAATGAGAGGATTAAGACATTCGTCGTTCAGACGCTCCAGAACCGGCCCCAACATCAGAAGTTTTTCTTCTTTCATTTCGATCACCGCTTCAACAGGCATCGAGCGGGTATTGATGTTCTGCAACATCATGAACAGATCGACAAAGTAGGCGCTGTTAATGATTTGACGGGTGTCCTGAATGTCTGCCACCAAATCTGCTGTACTGGGGTTAACCAGATAAGCAGGCCTGAAACCATCCTGACCAGTAATCAGATCGATATACGTGATGTCGCCAGGAAGAAGGGAGGCACGCTGATTCTTGAGGGAAGTCGGAGCAACCATCGGCGGATTGGTGGCTTTATCAATCAACTGCGACTTGCGCTTCTGGAGAAGCTGCAATGCCTTAACAGGTCCAAGCGCCAGCATACCCGGGCATGATGATCCATAAACATCTTCGCCGTTAACTTCCCAGCGCGGAGCCATAATTGGAAACTCATCGAATCCGGACTCACGCAACAACTTGTCGTTATCGCCACCAACCTCGTAATAAACCGATTTGAATGGCTTGTTCTTGCTATCCAGCTTCGATGTATCGCGGTCAATGTTCGGGTAAACCGAATGCATCACTTCAATCCACTTCTCGTAGGTTCCGCTTTCCCACATGCTTTTTACGGATTCGCTGACGTTATTTAGCCCGAACTCCTGAACAAGCTGACGAACAGTCATAGAGAACTTGCGAAAACAGGTGTCCACACTGCCACGAGGTGAGTTAGCCAGGTAGTAACTGCCTATCGGGAATGGCATTGTGCGAATGATGTCCTCGTCATCCTCCAGCACTGCCATTGCACCAGTGCTGTATGTGCCGAGGCTTCCGTATAACTGCGGCAGCGACTGATAGAGATTCGACTTATTGAACATATCGTTCATGCGGTTCTGCACCGCCTCAAGCCACAACTTAACAGGGCCATAATCCATCATTTCAGGATCTGGCGTAGCCAGGCGAAACCACGGACGCGCGGGGCTTGTGATGCCTGACATCATGCCGCTGGCGAGAGTGCGCGCCGCCATAGTCCCGGTCGAATCAATAATGCGTGTATTGCGTCGATCGTTACGGTTGACCTCAGAAGTCAGAAAGCGGGAACCACGCGGGTTGATGTAATCACTCAACTCGCGCCAGTGCGGCTCGAACGACTGACGCTCGCTTTCAAGTTGTGCGAACTGTTTGTTCAATCGCTCTTTAGTTGTTTCCGCCATTTCAATGACTCCGGTTACTGACCAAGCAGCGTTTTACCGCTGGTATTAGCAGTTGATGTGTCGCCCTGAGAACCGGTAAGCAGCGTAGAACTACGACCAGCAGCAGCGCGACGGCGACGAGTTTCTTCGTCGCGGGCATCAACAACGGCGGCATCCTGCTCCTGTGGTGCTGCCTGAACTTCTGGTGTTGCAGGCACTGATGGTGAGCTACCCATGCACATATCAATGACTCCGTACGCAATTAAATTATTACCAATTTAACCACATATGATTTATTTATCGTAGACAGTTGACATTTAACGCGCGAATTATTACCTTTCAGGTAACCAAAGAGTTCATTCCGGTTACTAACCTGACTGGCTTGTCGTTAAATTGAACAGGTGGAGTGAGCTTTTATTTTGAGCAGTACGGCGTATGGCACATGCGCCGATAGCGGTCTGGATGCGTTTAAGGGGCACCCTCCCTGGCTGTGGCAAACGAACCAGGTAGCCGGAATGTGCAAGTCGAGCGGTTTTATTCCGCGCACGGGGATTCACCATCCCGGCGATTCGGTGTGACGCCTCGGAAGAGACGAGGGTACAACGATGAGAGCATTTATGGAGCCGCGACAAAGTGTGGCGCCTTAACAGGCTAAGTGCTCTCAGCGTTGTGGCATTAGCTCAGTTGGACAGAGCAACCGCCTTCTAAGCGGTTGGTCGCAGGTTCGAATCCTGCATGCCACGCCAGAATCACGCCTAAGGACCGTGATGCCAGAAGTTCCAGGTGCTTGGCGGTGATGGTTTCCCTTGAAGGACTATCACCGCCCTTTTTACAGCAGGACGCCATTGCGATGACTTCATGCTGTAAACCAGTACAGCCACGGAAGGCATAACTCATTGCTTCCAGTTCGCCCGGTTCGCCGGGCATTTTTTTAAGGTGAGATTATGAAAACAGCCGACATGCTAGCTAAATATCTAAATGAATGGCCGTGCAAATATGTACGCATTGTTCAGGGTGATGACTCAATTTTTTATGGTGTTTTTGCAGGAAATGAAATGCTTTGTGAAGCAATTCCAGGTGAGCGACTTGCCGGGTTAACGCTTAGCGATGACCATGGAATAGGAGTTACTTGCCATGACTGGATTTCAGCGCAGAAAACTGAAATGGAAAAAGGCAATGTGTTTGATATTTCTCGCGCTGTATACGCCAAAGAAAAAAGTGATGATGATTACATGCGCGAAAACTTATACAACATGAAGTTACAATGCCTGGCTGAAGTGCTTAGTAAAAGATCTTTACTTGATGTGGTTGGTGCTGAGCAGGACGCCAAGGCAATCAACGCCGCATTCGATAAAATAACCTTCTAACGCCGTGACATGTCACAATCAGCCCGCCGATTCGCGGGCTTTTTTATGCAAAAGGATCATAGTCTGTGATGGCTTTGCCTTGCTGGTTCTGCTGCCCAGGAATTCGCAGACGCTTCGACACAGGGAAAGCAAACGTCAGCAGTAGCGCATCGCCTTTACCCGGCGAACGCCCAAGCCGCTCCTTGATATCTTCCTTCGGTTCGATAACGATTTTACCGTCCACACGAACTTTGTACTCTGCTGCCGACAGGTCGTCCGCTGTTTCCTGGTCATCCAGCATGCCGCCGAGCCTCAGCCATGTCTTGCATGAGTTGAACATCTCCCCACGCTTGTTGAGCATCTGCGGGTCAGTAGACGCGCCACCGAACGGAACAAGTTGCCATGTACGACCCCAGCCGTCACCGATTGACTTCAAACCGGTTCCGTAACCGAAGTCGATGAACACCGCGTCAGCCTGATACTGGTCTTCAAAGTCAGCGATACGCTTCGCCATAATCAGATCGTCGGTAGTCTTGTTGCCAGTCCACAGCACCTTACTGTGTAGCCCCTGCCGCAGGTATATCACAGCGTCATCAACGCCGGAGTATGCCGGGTCAACGCCGATTATCACCGGAGCATGTGCAACCTGCGCAGCGGTTACCACCCGTTTCATTGCCTCGTCAGTAAGACCGGTAGGGATAAACTGCAATTCAGATGCATCAGGGAATATGCCGCGCACACGGATTTTAACGAAGTCGCTATCTTCCCCGTAGTCATCAACCCATTTCTGCAACTGCTGTTTGTTAGTGCCTTCCACCGTCCGGCTGTCAATCTGCGCAGTTTTCCAGCGGTGTTTATATTTGCGGAAACATTCGCGGAAACGCCCGGTGTTACGTGTAGGGTTTCCGAACGCTACCCAGATAATCTCAGTGTCTTCGTCCGTAAGCGCACCCTCAGCAACTTCCCACACCAGATCCGCAATGTTCGACGCTTCATCGAATACCACGATGATGCGTTTGCGCTCGTTGTGTAGTCCGGCGAACGCCTCAGTGTTGTGCTCAGACCAGGGGATTGCGTCAGCTCGCCACCGCTTGTCGTGCCCAGGGTCATTGCTGTACATCGCGGTAGCGGTACAGGTAAACCAGTCTTTCGTGATAGCAAGGTTTGACCACTTGATAATTTCCGGCCAGGTCTTCGTTCGTAGCTGGTTGTCGGTGTTGGCGGTCACCACGACCTTACAATCCTCGCAAGTGGACATGCCCCAGTTGATCAGCATTGAGATGAATGCGGATTTACCAATACCGTGACCAGAAGCACGTGCCAGCATAAGCGGCTGATATCGCGTCTCTGGATTCTGCAGGTGATCACGTATCTCTCGGAACGCATCAGCCTGCCACTGACGTGGGCCGGTGGCATGTGCCAGTTCAGTCCCCTCTTCCCCCCATGGGAACGCATAGAGGGCATAGCCAAGCGGATCGTGAGTGAACCCTGCAATATCCTCGATTAACTGCTCTTCAGGAGATAACGCTGTATCTGTCACTGATTGCCATCCTGACGTTCTTTCAGTCTCTTCCTGGCTGCCGCTATGCGATCAGCAATTGTCACATTCACATTAACATCCAGGCGTTCTTTGAATGCGTTGACGTCGACGTGCTTACCAATCAGTTCGAGGTTCTTCACCTTGTCAGGCCATTTAATTTTTTTGAGGATGCCAACCAGCTCTTTCTCGTCTCCACGGCCTTCGAACATGTCGGCCAGTTCGAAACCTGTCAGGTACTGCCGCCAGACCTTAGGCCATTCCGAGACCGGCTTGATGCTCATATCGTCGTTGAGAATGTCAATCACGTCCATCTGGTCGATCTCCACCAGGCGCATGAGAACGTAATCAGCACTGACGCGCATTCGTTTGTTGCGCTCCTCCATCAACTCGGCAATCCGTTTTTGAATGCGTTCATCGCGCATCATGACACTGGCTTTAACTGCCGCTGTATTTGGGGAGAATCCTGCGTTAATCGCTGCCTGAGTCTGGTTTTCAGGCGTTTTGATGTATGACTGGCAATAAGCCTCCTGCATTGCTGTTAGTGGCTTAAATTGCGTTGATTTGCGTTTATAGGTTTTAGGTTCAGCAGGCATCATAACCACCGTGGTAATAGTTACCGTTGTGGTAATAGTACCATGCAAAATAAAGCCGCCATAGTTGGCGGCAGTATTCAAAACCCATCAAATTCATCATGCATAACCCACTCGTGACATGTCACAATATTAATTTCGTTTCATGCCAGCCTTTAGTCACCCAGCATTGCGAGTCACCATTACACGGGCATGAATTCACAGGAACTCTCTCGCCGCACTTACCGCAACGTTTTCTGCTGATCGATTTTATACGCCCGTGCACGCGCGCATCATCCTGGCGGATCAGTAACGCTATATACTCACCAAATTCGTAAGGCGCACGCCCGGGGCGACGTGTGGCACAGTTACGCTCCAGCATTTCAATTTCCTGAGCATCAAGCACAATTTCCAGCTTACGCACACCGGATTCAGCTTGTCTGGCTCTCTGAGCGGCTTTGCGCTCTGCTGCTGATTTAGCCATCAATATTCACCTTTATCGCGAACACCTTTACCGGTTTATCGCCGAAGTGGGGATGTGTGATTGTCTTTATTTCATATCCGTCATACGGAACATCAATTCTGCGGCTGGAATCGTCGCGCTTCGGATATCCCTTTGTGATAATCAGGCGGTCATACTTACGGTTAACGAGGCGCTTATTCCAATAGTCATTACACAGGCGATACTCTTCCGTTTTCTCTCCGCGAATCATGGCATCGAAGTATTCACCTTTGACGGCAAGTTGAAGGTTAGCCACGGTTAACCTCCTGCGGCGGTTCTGGTAGCGGCATCCAGTACAAGGCGTTCCCTAACCACGATAAAGTGCCGTCGCTCAACTCCACGTATTCCCCTTGTACCTGTCCTGCCATATACTCGCCGTGCTTTGAATAAATTAAAATCCAATCATCTTGAGCGGGCATTTGCTCACTACAGCTTATCCAACCATCCGGAGTTACCGGATAGTTGCGCATTGCGACCTTTAATGCCTCATAGAAGCAACCTTTCAGATTGTTGAACTGACGCCCATTTAGCGGGACGTGTTCAGTCAGCATGTTGTGTAATTTCCATGCCGCGTCGTTTACTTCGTTGGATGACAGGGGAGGCAACTTGTAAGTTTGGCTTACAGGTTCGGCACCATGAAGCATGGCGTCGCTCCGCTCTATGCCATCCAGCGCGATTCGCAGTGCCTGAATTGTGGTAATGCTATCGTTTGGGGCTATTCCATATCGCTCGAATACAGCGATATGACCGCGCATAATCTCAGGCGTAAGCTCTTTGTAAGCATAAGCAAGCGACCCTGATGCATCATCCGGCACAACCGACGCAGGCGCGGCAGCATAAACAGGAATAACGTCCGCTTGCTCTTTATTGCTTTCATCCGTTAAAGCCCAGAATAATTTCCCGGCCGGATGTTTGAAAATATAAGCAACTGGTTCTGCTTCCAGCGATGCCAGCACGATACGCGCCAGCTCACGCACAACTTCCGGCGGCGCGTAACGGTCATTCAGGTCATCCCACAGGCGTAGCATGTTATCGCTACCAGGGTGAACATCCTCGTTAGTTCCGGCCAGCGCACTAATAACCTCATCGGCTGCTTCAATAATTTTCTGTGCCTGTTCTCTGGTAATAGTGGTCATTTGTTATGCCTCAATACACGAAATCTGTTTTAAATTCATGGTTACATTCTGGACAGCATGTTTCGTAACCTTTTATTTCTTCACATGCCTGTTTAGCTCCAGAAAACTCCCAGAAATCAGCATCACAAAGCAGATCGAAATTGTGACCGCATTTTGGGCATTCGGTATCAAGTGACAGATTCCAGTAAGCAGTGGTGTTTTTATCCATATCACTCTCCTTTGATGCGAATGCCAGCGGCGCGCTCGGCTTTACTTTGTTCCCAAAACCACTTGTGAAGCTCCATAAGCTTTTCGTCAATCGGTGCATATTTGCGATTAAAGTAGGCCTGAGCATCTTTCTCAGATTCGTCCGGCAATTCGCCTGGGCCAAACAGTGTGTTATAAATCCATGCCAGTCCGCTCTTAGCGTCGCCAGTTGCCTGCCATTCGATAATCGCAGCCTGCATGACCAGAATGTTTTTCCCGATTAACAGGTCCAGTTCTTTGTACCGGTTGCGGATGTATGCATTCTCGCTTTGTAATTTTGCGTTGCGCTTCTCTGCGGCTTCCAGCTCAACACGCAGCTTCCCTACCGTTAGCGCAATATCCTCGTTCTCCTGGTCACGGCGTTTGATGTATTGCTGGTTTCTTTCCAGTTCATCCAGTAATGCCAAAGCAACCTTTGGATTAAAGGCAGCAATAAATTCAGCGTTGTTTTTCAGAACGTGTTGCGCAATGGCCTGACCACTTAGTCGGACCTTATAACCACGTGCGCCACGGTGTGGTTTATATGAGTCCCAGTCTCCCCACGTTGCTTTTTCTGCCTTTTCACGCAGTGCCTGATAGTTAATCTCGCTCACTCTTCATCCTCCAAGTCGGCAACGGCGTCCATCACATCAGAACCGCGAATAACCTCAAAAGCACGGCAGGCCATTTGAAATACCAGTTGCTCTTGCGGGTGAGGAGACTCCCAATATTTGAAGCCTGGGCGATGCGTGTACCCCATCATTGAATAAAAATCACCAGCAAGCTTAATCGCGGCATCGACAAGCTCTCTGTTAGTCATTCTTTTTCCGCTCACTGGTTGCCTCCTTTGCGAAGCTGGGCGGCTAACTCATCACATATGTGCGTCAAACAACAAAGTTTGATTGCTGGATGTTCGCGCATCATCTCTACCCCCTGCGCCCGCACTTCAGACAGGAAAGCATCGGTAGCTGGAGTTTCGCTGTGGTGTAGGGCATCGTTGATAATCATTGCAGCAACACCAGCCTGCCCTGCATCCGTGACCGACACATGCTCAAGAGTTACGGCCATTGCGTGTTTCAGTCCGGCATTCTCCACTGCCAGCGCCGAAAACTTCTCGTGTGCCAACTTAACAGCTGCATCAGCCTGCTTAATTGACTCAATCGCTTTCTGTTGGTCTTCGGCCAGCGCATTAGCACGCACCAGTTGCACTTCCAGTTGCGTTGCCAAATCGCTGATCAGCTTTGCCACACTACGCATATCAACGGCACCACATTCTGCTTTCAGTTCCGAAGCCATCTCATGCCCGGCGGCAACTAACCCTTTGATATTACTTTCCATCTTTACCCTCGCTTATCCACATAACTTATTGATTACATTGATAACTAAAAAGATCGTCGATTCAGAACTTTTCGATGTTCCAGCCACCACCTGCTTTCTTTGGTTTAACCGTTACCCCGATGATTCGGAACGGATACTGATCTGCGGCGACTTTGGTTTTCACCCTGGCGTCGTCGGTCCAGAAACCTTTCACTTCGTGCAGTTCCATCTCGCCGGTGGCGAGCATCACAGCAAAATCGGGCGTATAGAACGTGTTGTCAGCTAACCGCAGCTTGATACCCTCAAATCGATACCAGACGATTTCTCCTGCACGTTTACGCAGCTCAAGGTGCTGGCAATACGCAGATTCTGTTTTGTTCATCTGACCTGTTTTGAGTCGACCAAGAGCCTGTATCTGTTTTCTCATGATTTACCTCCGAGGTAATTAAAAACCACATAAGACACGAAATCAATAGATTTTAGAATATTTTATTACCTAACAGGTAATTGTCGAGGCGTAAAAAAATGCGCTATCGCGCTGGTATTACTTGATAAATCCTGCCGCCTTTCCCCGCCTGTATTCCTCCATCAGCCACTGCGCCGGTGTTATTCCCCCAAGGGTGGCGGCGTTAGGCATGCACCCGAAACTTCGCCCTGGTGGATGGTAAACGTCTCTCCCTGTGTCCGGAGGCGTACTCATGGGCTCTGGCTTTGCCTGTATGCTGATCACCGGATCGGGTATCTGCTGTCCTGAAGCCACCTTTTTCGCCCAATCATCGAGCAGCCTGCGTGCGTGTTTCTCAACCTCAATCTCGCTAAGCTGGCGCTGATACATTGCACGGCGGGTATCACATACGACCCAGTACATAACCGGATGTCGCCACGGGAATCTTTCGGGACCACCAGGATATAAACTTTTTTCCTTGCTGTACCGGTGAAACTCCGCCATCACATCGTCAATGGTGACGCCAAGAACCATCTTGCTGTCTTTGCACCACTTGATAAATTGCCCTGGAGACGGCCAGAACGGAGATTCACTGGCGCGGGCGTGGCGCATACCAGCAGAAACCTGTTCACGGGTTCGGATCCCCCCTTCGGCAAACGCAGCAATCCACTGCTGTTTTGCAGCAACTTCCTGCTCTGGCGTCTTCAGGTTGGTTACCACTGCCGCCGGAAACAGTTGTTTCAGCTGTTTAAAAAGGGCATCAACAAGCCTCTCTGCTGACATGTTCACCACATTGTCATTGTTGACGTACTGATGCTCATAACCTGACATGCGAGAAAGGGCTTCTCCGTCACGGTTTTGTATCGCGGTAAAAACGTTGTTCACAAGAAATCCTCCCATGCTTCAGGGCTGTTCCAGTGCGGAACGTTGTTATCAGGTAATGTTGATTGCTTCTGTCTGCTAATCTGCAGCCGCCTTGCCAGCTTCTGCTCCCACTGTGCCTGATGGTATGCCTTACCCTCAGCCATCCAGTAAATTCTGAACTCTGCAAGTTCCTGTGCCGTTGGCAGACTGTCCAGGTAGATCCCCTGCAATGAGCTTTTCCGAAGAAAGTCATCTGATGGCTGCCATTGTTCATGCATGACAAATTTGCCTAATTGCCCTGGCCCACCAGGAGGAACAAAGTTATTCATCACGGCGTTGTTTGCTCCGGGGTCATGAGGCACAGAATCCCCGCTTTTTGTCCTGCTCTCCCTCTCTTGGTTAAATGACTGGTTATATGACTGGTTCTGGATCCCGTTTTTGGGATCATTCAACATCCCGTTTTTGGGATCATTCAACATCCCGTTTTTGGGTATATTCCCGTTTTCGGGTATATTCCCGTTTTCGGGTTCATTGCCCCCCTCCCGGTTGCCTTTAATGTTCCCGTTTTTGGTTATATTAAGAGAGAAAACCCGCACTCTTTTTGTCGCTCCCTTTCTCTCTCCGGTATCTGAAATAATCCCCATTTTCATGAGCGATATAAGCCCGGCCTGCACGGTTTTTTTATTCAGGCAAGTGTCTTTAACGAGGCGTTCTATGCTGGGGTAGCAGAGGTTATATTCATCGGCTCTGTCAGCCATCGAGAGCAGTATGAGCTTTAATGATGAGCTACCTGGATCTGTCTCCCAAGCCCAATCTGTTGCATGTCTGCTCATGATTAATCTCCGCTATCAGCTTGAATGTTGTGGGGAGGAATTAATCATGATCTGCTTAATCTCTGCCCTGATGCGACGGTTTGACTCCATGGTGCACTCAACACAGTGTCCGTTGTAAACCCAGCGTTCACTGTCATGTCCGTGCTTACATGGTTTTCCGGTGTAGTAGCGTTTAAGTCCGCGCTTTGCGGCATCAATACGTGTAATGATTTCCATGGTAAGCCCTGTTATTAGTATTGGGATTGCGGTTATTTTGTGCTGACACAAAAAAAAGATCAACCAGATTTGGTTTTTTATTACCTTTGAGGTACGAATAGATATGAAAAGACCGCCGGATGGCGGTCTACAGAGGGTTGTTGCCAGATATCATGAGTAGAAGAAGTATGCCAGTTCCGCTTTTGAGCGCAGCCATTGTCTTGTTTTACAGGCTTTAAAAAGCCCATTCATCAATACCTTACCTGGCATTTTGCGCTTACCTGTTAAGTGAGTCTGGATATAGTGACTCGTCGTTCCGGCTTCCTGTGCGAAGGCTTCACGCTCATCCGGAGTAAGTGCAAGCCAGTGCTTTTTGAAATCGAAATGTCCGTTATCGCTCATAGCTATTGCCTGATATTTATTTCAGATAATAAATATTCACCCATAAGGTAACAAAAATCAAGGATAGTTACCTATGGGGTGCATTTACCTGTTGGGTAATATTGCTTTAAATTGAATCATCTACTGATTCATATATGAGGCGATTTTCCAGAAAATGAAAAGTATCCAGGACGTCCGCAGGCAAAATCTCAACGACTTGATCGACCGTGAATTCAATGGTGTTCAGACGCGGATGGCAGAAAAACTTGGAACTCAGGCAAATCTGGTAAACCGCTGGGCTCTTGGCAAGAAGGTTATCGGCGACCAGGTTGCGCGAAAAATTGAAGCTGCCGCCAATAAACCCCGTAACTGGCTTGATATCGATCGCTCGCTTTCTCAGGAAGGTTTTCAGCCTGTCGGCCCAAGCGACATTGGTCAGCTGGCAGCTCACAACCTGGAACGCTGGATGAGTGAAAGCCGCGACCTTTCAACTCAGGGAAAACTTCACCGCGCATCCGGCGTCGCCCAGGTGACAATAAGCCGCCTGTTAAACAATGAGGTCAGCGTTTCCATTTCCACCCTGGAGAATGTTGCATCTGCATTCGGGCGTCACGGATATGAACTACTGATTCATCCGCATGACCCTGCGACCATCAACTATGATCGCTCGCGCTACGCATTGTTACCCGAAACCGAGAAAGCAAAGATCGAAAGTTACATTGAATTTGTCATCAACCAGAACGAAAAAAACAAACAATAAAACCATATTTTTCAGTAAGTAAGTCGCCTTATGGCGGCTTTTTTATTGCCTATTCGATTACCTAACGGGTAATTTTTTTAACTCATATCTATTGACATCAAACCATATACGCATAATTATTACCTCAACGGTAACAGACCGAGGTAACAAGTTATGCAGTGGAAAATCATCAACGGTTGGTACTGCGTTACTGCATGCGGATTCATGAGCTGGAAGTTCCGCACCTTACAGGAAGGCATTAAGTGGGCTTTCGTCAGCAAAGAAGCTCGCGATGTGGCCAACGATAACGAGATATGGGAGGGCTGATAATGAACGTTAATCAGCAGAAAAATCTTCAAAAAATCATGCTGGCATTCGACAAGGACTACCGTCTGTCAGAACAGCTATATGACCGACAAGTTGAACTGATTGAGAGTATCCGGCTTCATCAACTGGCATCAACTTTCGACGTTGTAACAGTTAAAGGCGTTCGCCAGGAAGTACTGGAGGCCGCTAAAGACAGCCCTGAGTTCGAAGAACTAATGGATGCCTACCGGCGCGAGGCAATGGCAATTATCGCCCGCTGGGATCTGGCTGATCAGCTTGATGGGCAGAGGGACGCGGCATGAAACCGGGAATTTATTTCGACATCAGCAACGAAGACTACCACGCCGGTGACGGCGTGAGTAAGTCGCAACTGGACATGGTTGCCAAGAATCCGGCGCTTCTTAAATGGGTTCAGGCAGCACCAGAAGACGAAGAGAAAAAGTCTGCACTGGATATGGGAACCGCATTGCACTGTCTGCTTCTGGAGCCTGGAGAGTTCGACAAACGCTTCATTGTTTCACCGAAATTCGATCGTCGGACGAAACAAGGTAAAGCTGACGAAGAGGAATTTCTTCGTGATGTGGCGGATATGGGGATTACGGTACTTGATGCCGAGCAGTGGCGGAAACTGGAGCTGATGCGTGATAGCGCAATGGCTCACCCGGCGGCACGCTGGATGCTGGAAGCACCTGGTTACTGCGAAGCATCAATGTACTGGAACGATGAAGAGACGGGGGAGTTGTGCCGAATTCGTCCAGACAAATGGCTGAACGAGCACAACGTGATCGTCGACGTGAAAAAGGTTGCAGATATGGACCGTTTTGCACGCCACATCGAGGAATTCCGCTACCACGTGCAGGACGCAATGTACCGCGAAGGCGCAATGAGGGTTACTGGTCAGCCGCATGGTTTTTTCTTTCTTGCCGTGAGCGAAAGCATTGATTGTGGTCGGTATCCGGTACGCGTGTTCGAGCTGGATGCGCAGGATGTCGATGCCGGGCACGCTCTGTTCCGCCGGGATCTGAATACCTATCACGAATGCCGCATCAATGATGAATGGGGCGGTGTGGAAATCATTAAACGCCCTGAGTGGGCACGCAAACAGGATATGTACATATGAGCAACGACATCGCAAACATCAACGCACCAGTAGACACAGCAATCGCTGGAACTGCTGCAACTATTTTCAGCCCAGACGGCTTGAACCAACTGATGAAATTCGCCGAGGTAATGGCGCAAAGCCGCGTAACGGTACCGGCGCACCTCGCCGGGAAACCAGCTGATTGCATGGCCGTGGCAATGCAGGCTGCGCAGTGGGGAATGAACCCGTTTGCCGTGGCTCAGAAAACCCATGTTGTGAACGGCACGCTAGGTTATGAAGCCCAATTAGTAAACGCAGTTATCTCAACGATGTCGCCAACAAAAGATCGCATCAACTACGAGTGGTTCGGGCCGTGGGAACGCGTGATCGGTAAGTTTGTTGAGAAAACATCCAAAAACGGCAATCCATATATCGCACCAGGCTGGACTCTAAAAGACGAAGAAGGCTGCGGTGTTCGCGTATGGGCAACCATGAAGGGCGAGGATCAACCTCGAGTGCTTGAGTTAATGCTGTCTCAAGCACAGGTAAGAAACTCCACACTTTGGGCCAGTGATCCGAAACAACAACTCGCATACCTTGCGACAAAACGCTGGTCTCGCCTGCACTGTCCTGACGTAATCATGGGCGTCTACACCCCAGACGAATTACAGGAAACGGCACCGCGCGTTGAGCGAGACATTACTCCGCAAACGACCACTGCTGCGGGAATGAACAGTCTGATCAACGCTAAACCAGCGAAAAAGCCTGATGAGCAAACGCGTAAATCGGACAGCCGTGATCCAGAAGAAATGCTGATGGCCTTTACCAGCGCAGCGATGAATTACAGCACTGTCTCCGAACTGGATAAGGCTTACAAATACATTGCACAAAAACTTTCAGATGATGACGAACTGCTGGCAAAAGCAACCGACGTTTACAGCGTTCGTCGGGAAGAATTAAACGAAACATCTATGTAACCACCACCGCGGCGCCACGTGCGCCGCACTGCAACCAAGAGAGGTATTCATGAAAGGTGCATTAGGTAAGAAAGAACTCCTGGCGGTGGTGCCACTGTCATGGAGCACTATCGACCGTATGGAGCGCGCAGGGGAATTTCCTAAACGCTGGTATATCACCGATAAACGCTGCGCATGGAACCGTGATGAAGTTGAGCGTTGGCTTGATGAACGTCAGGCAGCAAGCCCGGCAGAGTTCCAGGGTAAAAAGCCTCCTGTTCAGCAACGTGTATATCGTCCCGTGAGCAACGCTGCATGAGTGCGCTGCTAAGGCACTGGAGCAAATGGTCAGGATGGTACTTATTCCTGGCCTCTGTTTCAGCATGGCTTTATCTGCTGGCATTAATTTTCAGAGAGGGTTGGATTAAGTGAGAAAGTTAAGCCGACTTGAAAAATATCACATGAATAAGGTTTCAATGCGCAGTCCGTCAAAGATTGTCGCCGTTACTCCTGCGGCGATAGAGATCGAAAAACGCGCGATTGAAAGAGAGAAAAAAGGGCAATTCCGCATTGCCGCTCACCTTTGGCTTCAGTGTATGGATGTTGCTTCTGGTGATGTTGAACGTGCAAGGATCGCGGTTCGCAGGGACCAATGTATCACAAAAGGTAACGGCCTTCGCCGTGGCGACTATAGCGGCATAGGATGTTGTGGGGTGGTTTATGACTAAGAAATACACACTAATCTATGCAGATCCACCCTGGGTATACCGGGACAAAGCCGCAGATGGTAATCGCGGTGCCGGTTTTAAATATCCGGTTATGAGTGTGCTGGATATCTGCCGCCTTCCTGTGTGGGATTTGGCCGATGAAAACTGTCTGTTGGCCATGTGGTGGGTGCCAACACAACCACTCGAAGCACTAAAAGTTGTTGAAGCCTGGGGATTCCGTCTGATGACGATGAAGGGCTTCACGTGGATAAAATGTGGTAGTCGACAACCAGATAAACTGGTTATGGGTATGGGACACATGACTCGCGCCAATAGTGAAGATTGCCTGTTTGCGGTAAAGGGAAAACTACCTACGCGCATTAATGCAGGGATCGTTCAGTCATTTACCGCACCGCGGCTTGAGCATTCAAGAAAGCCAGATATCGTTCGTGAAAAACTTGTGCAATTATTAGGCGATGTTTCTCGCATTGAACTGTTCGCCCGCCAGACGTCTCATGGCTTCGATGTTTGGGGTAATCAGTGCGAAGACCCGGCAGTGCAACTACACCCTGGATACGCGTTGGATATCGGCGGATTAACAAATGCATTCAGCAATGCTCCGCTGTCACCAACAGACAACCAGGGGCGGGAGCGTGCAGCATGAACCTATATCAACGCATCAATGGCGCTGACTGGTGCAATATCTTCGTCGTCGGCGATCTGCATGGGTGCTACACGCTGCTGATGAACGAACTCGACAAAGTTTCATTCGACCCGGCGCGCGATTTGCTTATTTCCGTTGGTGACCTTGTTGACCGCGGCGCTGAAAACGTCGAATGCCTGGATTTGATTACTATGCCGTGGTTCCGAGCTGTTCGTGGCAACCATGAGCAGATGATGCTGGATGCACTGGTCAACGGCGGAAGTTTCGGACATTGGATGTCAAACGGCGGTGGATGGTGGCACCAACTTGATTCTGAGCAGGATGTGCAACTCAAATACCTTCTGCCAAAGGTTACCAACCTCCCGATGATTATCGAACTGGTTACCGGCAATAAGAAGGTCGTCATCTGCCACGCAGACTACCCGCACAACGAATACGCATTCGATAAGCCAGTACCGGAAGAAATGGTGATATGGAATCGTGAGCGGGTTAGCGACGCGCAGGACGGTATTGTCTCGGAGATAACCGGTGCCGATTTGTTCATCTTCGGTCATACGCCAGCACATCACCCACTGGTGTATGCAAACCAAATGTACATCGACACCGGCGCAGTGTTCTGCGGAAATCTGACGCTTACCAAAGTCCAGGAAGGATAGAATTATTTATTACTGTCTTCCATCCACTTCTCAAACTTCGACGGGGAGAACGGAATCAGATCCGTATGCTCCCCGTTAATCCAGGAATCAATCATATCTGCCCACTGCTGCAACATGTAGGCGCGCTGTCTGGCGTATTCCGCTTTGTTATATACGGCGCGCACACCTTTCTGCTCGTGTGCCAGAGCCTTTTCAATCCAGTCTGAAGGATAACCAGCCTCATGCAACAATGTACTGGCTGTACGGCGCATATCATGTACAGTAAAATCCTGAATATGCTCACCATCTTCATTTATTATTTTCACCGTTCTGTCGATCAGAGAGTTCAGCGCGGCATTAGATAATGGCTTCCGGAAATTGTAACGACCAGGAACCAGATATTCACTTCCACCAGCGCACATCTGCAACCCGACTAATATATCCTGTGCCTGTTTAGGCAGGTAAATAACGTGCGCCCGACTTCCCTTCATGCGGTCTGAAGGAATTGTCCATGTCCATTTTTTAAAATCTATTTCATCCCACGTTGCATTGGTGAATTCTCCCTTACGAACCATGGTGATAAGCACCAGCTTTAAAGCCATTTTCATAGTGCCCATAGCACCAATGGCATCCAGCGTGCGGAAGAACAGGCCAATTTCTTCTGGTGTCAGTGTTCGCTCTCGTGGTTTAAATATGGCGATAGACGAAGGTTTAATGTCAGCCGCAGGATTAAACAAACCATGACCACGGTCATTGGCGTGACGGTATACGCTGCTGATGATCTCCCTGGCCTGTACTGCTGTTGCCCGACCACCGCGTTCGACAATCCGGTCACACAAATCACGAACCATTGATGTGGTAATTTCAGCCATCATTTTGTTGCCAAGAACCGGAAGTATGTCACGGTCGATCACCGCCTGCTTCATTGCGCGGGTACTGTCAGCCAGGATGACGTGTTTCATATAACTGTCGGTATGTACCGCAAACGTCTCGGCACCACGAATCTTTTTAATACCGTCACGTTTAGCCGCAGCCGGTGACTGGCCTGCTTTAAGCAGCTTCTTTGCAGCAATCAGTTCTTCTCGCGCTTCTGCCAGGATGATACCGTCACGCCCATACTGCCCGATTACCAGTGTTTCGCGGCGACCGTTGATACGGTAGTCATAGCGAAACGAGACCGTGCCTGACGTAAGCACAGCTACATACAGCCCGTCACGATCGGAGACCTTGTACAGTTTGTCCTGCGGCTTGAGGTTTTTTAATTTTGTATCGGTAAGCAC